AGCACCCGGAGGAGCGCCTCCCGGTCAGATGCCCGGTGGACAGATGATAGTCCCCCCGTCGCAACCCGGAGGTGAGGGGGCTGGCATAAGGACACCACAAGGGCCAGCGAGCCCGCAGAGCAGAACCAGTCCGGGCATCGGCTCTCCTGTCACAAGCGTCCAACAGAGGGGGCCACCAGATTCACAAGCACAGAAAAATCAAGAGGGAATCTCCAACGCTCGGCGCATCAGAGGGGCATAGTTGATATATTGAGCATATACTCGGATGGGGCAGTGAGTATCATGGACATAGAAAAAATGGACCCAATGGTGAGGAAAATGGGCGTTCACCAAGAGGCATTTCAGAAGGCTTTGGAAGAGGGAGACGCAGTGAACGCTAGGCTTCACCTAGTTGAGATAAAGAAGTTTGCAGAGTACCTAGACGACGATTTGACCAGTTCTATCAGGAAATCCGAGAATCTAGAAGACCTATCTGGAGTCGCTAACTTCGCTGGTGGTGTACCACTAGCAAAGTTCAATGAGACTGGGTCTAACTTCGATGTATCACAGAGAGACTCGGTTCTACCGGGCTTCATTCCTGCTGCCCGCTCTCACGGACAGATAAAGAAGCACGCTGGGACATTCGGACGACGCGTGTAGGTGATTCTTTGAGTGAAGAGCAAAGTGCAGTAGACAAACTGATGAACACTCTCATCACCAAGATGGAGACTATGGACAACGAGTTGCAAGAACTCAGATTCATGGTGAAGTCACCTCAAGCACTTCTGAGAAAGGCTGGCTTCGTTCCCGTAAACACACCTCTCTCAGAGGATGTCATGCCAGATGGCTTCCGAGGAGATGAGATACTCAAGGAGGCCAGTGATTCTCCAGACAATTATTCCAATGAGGAAATTCACACCATGTCGTGGGAAGACATTCACGAGATGGCCGAGCAGTATAGAGAAGTAAAGGAGTTGTATTAATGAAGCCGAGATACGAAGAGACGTCAAAAGAAGTAGACAGGATTTTGCGGAAGGCGAAGAGCCTCGCTGATAGAGCGGACAAGATAGAGAAGGAACTCGTCAAGAACGTCACTTCGTACACAACGCAACCGCACAGTCCTGAGTTTCACATAGTGCAAGGCGAGAGTTCTAGGCACATGTTCTACTACACCAATCAGTCCACCTTAGACTCAGAGAGCATAACCAACAAAGGAGCAACCAGTTCCTCTGTGGATATGGATGGGCTTGCCAAGAAACTAAACGTCCATGATGAAAACGTCAAGTTGGATGACGCTGGTGGAAAAGACCCTTCTGCACAGTCTCTTGAGTGAGGGGCTGAAATGGGTAGAGTCCTCGTCAAAGGCGTAATCAGAGCATCCGTCTGTGGAACTTGTGGTGGTGACTCTCACACTGGGTGCAAATTACACAAGATGCCTATGTCTCAGTGTCCACAATATCAAGAGGCGTAGGAGATGTTAGCGTGCGAGAGGATGCATTACAGGTCTATTTGAGACACCGAGATGCATTCTTCAACGCCATAATCAAATCCTCTGATTACCAAGAAGAGGCTTTGGAATACACCGATTCGCTCATCAATCTCCAGAATCACGACATAGACATACCAGTCAGTTGGGCGGACAAAGTCTGTGTGGATGTGATAATGAAAATAGACGAAGAAGAGGAAAGGGCATCTAAAAATTGGGAGGAGATGATGCGAGACAACCCCTTCAGGGAAAAACAACAAGACTGGGATGCGAGCGATTCTAAAAGAGCGAAGAAGAAGAGAAAGCAAGCCTTCGCTGAAGACGAAGGAAAGGGCGCTCTTTACTCTAGGATAGCAGCGGCAGAGGAGGGCAAACACGTATTCTCCGCTGAACCCGGCATCAGAGGTGGACAATACACGACAGCGGTCCATCACTACGACCTCGCTTCACTCTGGCCCGAAGTAGCAGATGGCGCTCCCCTCAATGGGCTTCACTTCTTTCACCCATTGGTTCATCCTCTGAGAAAAAAGGATGCGTCAAATGGTCTACCAGTATTCGCAACCATGCTCGCTGGTAGAGTCTGGAAGGACGACTGGGACAATGGAACCAGCATCGCAGAGAGGGAAGCCGCTTTGGACGAGGCTCTTGAGCGAGCCAACATACAGAGTCCGATGTTCGCAGGGATGAAGACCGCTTTCTCCACCAAGAGGAAAGACGAGATGGAGAAACTGGAGGAGGAGACCAAGAAGAAGCATGGGGATGACAAGTCCTTCGGCGACCTCGATGAAGAGGAACAGGCTCGAATGACAGCAAAGCACACCGAGAGAGACCACAACATGCTAGGTTCTCTGCTCAGTGGCCCACAAGGACATCATCACGAGCATCTACTCTATGAGAGGGATTACAACAGGTGGCATGAAAATCAGGATGAGGATGTCAAAAGCCTCTCTGAGTCTGACAAGAGAGCGATGCACATGTTCGAGAGGCAAAAGGGTTGGGCCTCTGGTGACTGGGAGGACCATCTCATGGATTTGGATGACCTTCCAGAAGAGACAGTGTCACAACAGATAGCGAAAAAAGAAGCGATAGACCAGATGAACCAATACAGTTGGGACACTTTTGGTATTCCCAACTACACAGACCTAGACCAAGAGAAGCAATTGGAAGTCAGAAGGGAAAGGTTAGGAACCAAGAGATTCAGTCACGACTTAGGCTGGCTAGGTCTCAATCTCGGTCTACAGTGGCTGAATCCGAAAGAGAGGAGCCAAGTGGTAGAACATCTCTTGAAGAATGGAGCCAATCACAATGACCATCAGGTCATAGAACTCGAAGACAAAACGAAAATCCCTATGGGTCATTTCGTCAGGAACTTCCTCACCAATGTAATGCAGGAATACAAGATGACACAAAGAGGGCATACCAAACTATCACCTAACCTTCCTAAATACCCGGAGAAGGAGACAGACATAGGCAGTCGCGCAGAAGACGAAAGAGGTGCTACTCACAATGCTCTGATGAGCGTAGCGCCAGACAGATTCGAGAACTTCATGGGAGAGATGCTAGGCTTTCCTCTGGAGGTGAAGAGCAAAGACGGCAAGACAGTATCGACACGCGATTTCAAGGGAAGGAAAGTCCCATTGGTGGGTCTAAGAAATAGCGCACACTTCCGAAGTAGAATCAAACACCACGCCAAAGAGGGAGGAAAGCCCGATGAGGATGGAAATCCAACAGGACACGATTTCCCGATATGGGCCGCTATGAGAGAAGCGCGTGAGGCTGTTCAATCTGTATTAAAAAATACACGTGGACCGACTTCCAGAGTAGAGGATGACTTTCACCTACAGGACTTACTAGACTTGACAGGCTGGGAGATAGACCGAGAGGGCAATCTGGTTGAGTCTGAGCAACACAAATTCTTCGACAATTGGGAGCCAGAAGGCCCGCACAACCTCACTAAAGAAGAGATGGAGGAGATTATGGATGCTAGAAACTCCTATCTTGGTTTCGCTAGGGATGAAAAGCCCAACAGAGACATCATCAGTCATTATCTGACTGGTCACAATGGACCTGAGAGCGAAAACGAATTCTACCATGTAGACGCTGATGGTCATGCTAGAGGAAGAGGAGACCACATCGGGGCTTTCTTCGAGGGAGGTGGTTATCCTATGCTCAACAATCACTATCTTGAGGCGATTGCCTCGATGCTGACTCCAGATAGTCTGAATTATGACAAAACCCATCCACAATACTTTCCCGCTCAGGGTCTATTTGGCACTATAGACAGTTCTGGTAACGTACAAATCGCCCCAGACATGATGAGACTATTGGCTCCCATAGTCAAAGAGGCGATGAACGTAAATGACAGGTCCGCTCAAAACCTAGTGAATGCCTTTTCCATCCACGAGACCACTGCTCCAAACGACCAGTTCTCCATAGAAAGGGGTAAGAAAAGCCCGCGAAACAACAAGAACTGGTTCGCAGACACAGTCTACACCCATCTAGGTGGAATAACTAGGAAACTCAGAGATTTCTTCGCTTCCGGCAGGGACAAGTCAGAGATAGAGACTGGTGTCGTGAACGGAGTCGAGGGAGCCAGCCACGCCATCAACCCCGTCCAGAGAAACGACTCCTTCGGAGAGAGCATTGGTGCTAACATAGGATTGAAGACAGATGATTACTCTGGAGACCAGAAACTCAGGAGCCATGAGCATGAATACTATCGAGACACCACTCTGAGAGGAGCCATGCACAGACCGGGACAGAGATTCTCAAAGGACTCCAATGGAGTCTGGAGACTGGACCCGAATGGACAAATGTTCCTCGGCTCTCCTTACGACATTCATGGAAAGAACAGAAGCACGATAAACAACGTAGCGAGGGAACACAGGACCGCTTATCGTGATTCGGATGTGGATTGGTTGTCCATGATGGACAACGACTCGATATACTCCCAGATGCCTGACAACATGATTCTCAGAACCCCTCAGAACCCAGATGCTTCCTTCTGGACTCTAGGTGATTTGAAGTGGGCCATAGAGAACAAGAGATTCCCGACAGACGACAAGGGAGAAGTCATGTCAAGAGAGGATTTGGAAGGAGAACTACTGGATGTGATGAGGCGTTTCAAGAACAGAGAGAAATTTCTACAACTGAGGCCGGGTATGACGAAAGACCAACTCAAGATAGGAGAGGACGGAAAATGGGAGTTCGAGGGCATCGAAAAGCCCTTTGAAAAGAGGAACGCAGTGGCAGAATATCACGTGGAAAGAGGACAGCATTATGATGCGATGAAATCCAGCGTCGCTGCCGCTGTAGAGAAGTTCGCTAGAGATTACGTCATGCCTCTATATCTAGAAGCGGACCCAGATGCCTTCGATGTTTCAGATTGGCAGAAATTCGTGTCCAACCACAGTCAGATGCTCGCTGATGCCGAGAGGATGCTGATGCATCTTCCTCATGACTCTCATGGCATAACGGTCACTGCTCCTGATTTGGTCGATTTCACCAGAAAGAGCGTGGAAGAACAATTAGGTAATTCCCCACATCGCCCGATAGCCAGCATAATCGGACATGTAAACGTCGCGGGTGAGGCAAGAGGTGGACACCTCGGTTCATTTGTCCATCCTAAAATGAAGGTCGAGGAGATAATGGAGAAACTAGGCTTGGATGAGAACAACGAGGATGACAAGGCCATTACCACCCAATTCTTGGAGAGTCTGAACCAGATGCCGGGACAAGAGGGGATTCTGAGAGCGATGACCGTCGGTCAGTTGTTGCAGAAGGAAGGTGAACTTGGAATAGATTGGCCGGGTGGTTTTGATTACAGAGGCAAGACGAAGGCTGCGCCAGAAGGACACGATTGGAACGTACCAACCTCTCCATCTGAAATCCTAGATGAACACATGGCCGAGTTCTCAGACAGAATGGAGGAGAAATACAGAGACAGAGTCGCTGAGTTGGGTGGAAAGACGCGTACATCAGATTTGATTTCCTCTAGAAACGTCACAGATTTCTCTTTGCAACCAGTTTTTCAATCGATAAACAACTTACACAACCTCATGACGAATCCGCAGTACGCTGAAGACTTGGAACACTACGGGTTGTCGTTCCACTCTCTTCCAGATATCACAGCCGCGTCGGAAAGGGCTAATACCCATACAAACAGAGCGAAGCGCCGTCTCAACAACATCATACTACACTCGCCTGTAGACCATGACCATGAGGCAGCAGATGAGTCTGGCATTCACGCTGGACTCTACCCAGAAGTCGAACTACATCCACCGCGAGCGAGGGATGGAGTCCATGTGGTTCCGTATCACTCTTCACCAGTAATAGGGGTGAAGGAAGGAGCGATACAGCAACCGAGCGTCTCCATGAGCCTAGTCGCCACTAGCGGTCAGGCTGGTTTCTCAGCGAGCAAAGGAAATGTGGAGAGACCCCTTCCCTTCGCTTCGCATGATTCCTACGCAAACATTCATGGTGAGGACGTATCCCAGCAACTGATGACTAGCATGGAGTCCGGTGAGATGCCTGAGACTTGGGGCCAGCAGGGTTTGAACCAGAGAGAAGGCATGTTCGATGAGGCTCTATCCAGTAGAGACCCCAGCCTCGCAATTAAGACTAGGCCAACTACCATATCCGGTCTGCTATTGAAAGACGACTTGCCGAAGGAGATGCCTCTGATTGACCCCATGCACAAGATATTCGACATCAAAGACCTAGACCAACTTCGTGGTTTCACTGGAGAATGGGTCGTTTCTGTTTTCTACGAAGGACAGAGAATAAAAGTCAAGAGAAGGAAGAACAGTCTCACCATAACTAACGACGAACACGAGACGGTAGGCGTGTCAATAGACACGAAGAAGGCTCTCAGAAAGTTATGCAAGCACAACTACACGATTGATTGTGTCCTCTCTGGTGATGAACTATATGTGAATGACCTCATGGATTACGATGGTAATGATGTCACTGACATGACTACACGTGAGCGTGTCAAGGTATTGAGAGGACAATTCGACAGTCATGAGAATGTAATAGTCCCTAGCCCATCCACTCTAAAGATAACAGATGAGACGGGACTCGAAGCGGCTGTGAAGACTCTGTTAGAGGACAACAAAGACGCTAAACTCCTTCTCAGAGACGCCAAGTCCTCTTACATGAAGGGAGAGGAGAAGCATCCCAAGTGGATTCTGATGACGAAGTCGGATGATGACTTCCATGTCCCATTCGGCATGGAGATGGATGGCAACTACTTCATACTCCATTTCGAGGAAGACTTGGTCAAGTACGAGATAATTGATGATAGTCCCGTCAATCCAGTCAGCGCTATGGCTTCCTTGAATGACTCTGACTATCCCGTCTTACTAGCGAAGAGCCTTGAGGTGTATTGGAGACCCGTCTTCGACCAGATGCTCAAAGAAGGTAAGCCGTTGCAGGAGCCTATGAGCGATGACGACGTAGAGGAAGAGAGCGCTGGTATCATCAAACCGAAGGATGAAGACAGAATCAAGAAGCCGAAGAAGTACCTAACCGCTCTGTTGAGGTTGGAGAAGAGGCTAGATGATTTCGAGAAGGGGCATTATCCTATGTCCGGTAGCAAGGGTATGTATTTCGATGTGGAATCCCCTAGAGGGCCAACTGAACTCGTTCACCCCTCTGCTCTTCCTGACTACGACATGTTAGAACCAGACGGACAAGAACTAGAACAAGAGGAAGATTACCCCGGAAAACGCCGTAAAGCAGCAGAAGTCGATGAATACGAGGAAGAATTAGAGTCGTTTGGAAACCCATGACTACCCGCTTCATATAAATATCATGACAAGACCCTCGGAGGGATAGTGTGCAGTTTCAGATGCTACAAAGGAGGTCAGACGAGTCAATTACTTTGCTGAAAGCAGGTAATGAACTCGTAGTTGCAGGATATGCAAGCGTAGAACTGGTAGACAAGCAAGGCGATTTAATTACAAAGGAGGCATTGAAGGACGCATTTCGGAAGTTCATGGAGAACCCGTCATACAGAAACGTCCAACTAGCACACTCAAATATACAAGTCGGAGATGTAGTTCCTAATTATACTGATAGCGAAGGGAGGTTGTGGAAAAGCGAAGTCGACGATGTCGGAATGTTTGTAGTAATAAAACTGCGTGATGACATCGAAAAGGCAAAGGAAGTCGCTGCTGAAATCCGAAAAGGAGCGCTACGGGGCTTTAGTATCGGAGGACAAGCATTCAAGCGAGTCAGAAAATCTGACCCTAAGCATGGCGACTACCAAGAAATAAGCAAGTTGGAACTCCATGAAGTGACAATCTGCGAAAAAGGCATCAATCCAGAAGCAACATTCAGAATACTCAAGGAAGACAAAGAACAAGAAGAAAATAAAAAGGTGACAAAAATGACAGATGAAATGAACGATGATAATGTGATGAACCAAATAGGTGATGTTTTGGGTCGTCTTGAGACTCGTCTGGATTCTCTAGAAAAGGGTAAGAAACCCGCTTTCCTAGAGGGCAAGGATGAGGACAAAGACGAGAAGAAAGATGACAAGGACAAGATGTATGAAGAAAAGAAGATGGACAAGAAGGACATGAAAGACAAGTCCGACGAAGAAGTCGAGAAATCAGAATACTCCGATGTCATCACTTCTGAGTACCTAAACTGGATGGAAGACACTCTGAAGAGTGCAGGTGTGGACACAGATGCCGCACGAGCCCACTTTGACGGCGACGACCTCGCCAAGCAGAACATGGGCTCCACTCCCGGCGAGATTTCCGCTGGCGACCTACAGAGAACCGGACAGGTGAAGGGACGAGTGACAGAGGGCGGCAAGCCATCTGCTGGCGCTCTTTCCCGCGCTGGGCTATCCAGTGGCGGCAAAGTGGCAAAGTCCGATTACCTGACTGCCGCTGATGTGGACGCAAGCGACATTGAGGCCGCTTACGAGGTCTACAAGGCTGCTGCACTAGAGCAGGAGTTCCGTGGAACCCTAGAGGAGCATTTCGCCACTAGATACACCAACGAAAGGACCGAGGAAATAAGCAAGGCTGAGGCCGCTGCCTTCGATGCACGCGACCCAATCGCTGCTATCCAGAAGTCAATCGAGGCTCTCGGAGAGAGAATCGACGCAATCGGAACCCCAGCAGAGACCGGAGAGACTCTCCAGAAGTCCGCTGGAAACGCAGTAGCAATTCCTTCAACGCAGGATTTGGCCCAAATGTCTTGGGACGATGTCCACGCACTCGCAGGACGAGCATTTGAGGGGGGTAACTGAATATGGCAAGAGATTACGTACGAACAATAACTGACATGGAGCGCTACTACTACGGCGCTGGAAACGCAATGGGCTACTCATACAGCGGTAGCGAGTTGCTGAAGGCCGACAGCCCAATGCTGTCCACGACTGCTGGAACCTACCAAGCAATCTACGGGCGCAAGGTCTGGTCACAACTGAACCAAGAGTTCAACGCTTTCAGCATACTACCTAAGAGGCCGTGGGACAGGTCTGGATGGAGAGTCATCACAGAGAAGCCTTCGACCGCGACCACTGGTACTGCACTCGGTGGTGTTGCAGAGAACGCAACCCTACCTGACACACAGAGGCCAGTGTTCCAGCACATCGCTGCAAAGCCCAAGACTATCGCGCACACCTTCGATATGTCTGAGACGGCTATCTTCCTAGCAGACAAGGATGACGGATTGGGAGACATCCGCTCCGTCCTCAAGGAAGAGATGGGTAAGCACCACGCAGAGACAGTCAACAAGATGCTCACTGACGATGTGAACAACCCTGCTGGCAACAACTTCGAGTCGCTTGACAGGATTACCGCAGCATACCACGATGACGGAACAGCGGCAACCACTGTCGGAATGAACGACGGACACGACAACCTGTCCGCTAACACTGACCTAGACATCTACAGCATCAGCAGGAGTGCAAACACTTGGTCGAACGCTGAGATGAGCAACAACGTCACCAGCGACACCGCTACAGACAGGACCATGAGCCTAGACCATCTGGACGATATGTTCCAGAAACTCTGGGTACGTGGTGGTAACCCGAAGGTCATACTAACTCACTACGACACTCTGATGAGGCTCCAGCAACTACTACAGAGCCAGCAGAGGTTCATGGAAGAGAAGAGGGTCACCCCAACCTACAACGGTGTAAAGGGTGTTCCCGGTATCGAGGCTGGATTCATCGTAGCAACCTACAACGGTGTTCCAATCATTCCTTCTAAGGACGTAGCAAGAGACGGAATCGGTAGGCTTTACTACCTAGACACTGACTACATGCACTTCTCCACTGCAATACCAACACAGTATTTCGAGTCTGGTATCGAGACTGGTGACCCATTCGCCATCAACAGATTGGGTCAGGAAGGACTCTACCGAACTATGGGAGAGGTCTGGACGACTTTCTTCGGAGCGCAAGGGCAGGTGAGAGACCTTAAGTAATTGAGGCTCGTGGAGATAAGAAAGAGGTGACAAAAAATGGCATTAACAACAGCAAGCAACAACGGACTAACCATAAAATACGAAACAGCAGAAGTATCGGCACTATCGATAGACCTTGACCTAGACATGAGAACGGGAACCCCAGTGGATTCCCAAGAGTGGCTAAAGGGATTCGGTACGCAATACCCCGGTGGCGGACTAGACGAGTTCGGAGCAAGCAACAGCGAGGGAGCAGCAGAAGGCTCTCTCAGGCTCCTAAATCTCTCCTTCACTCTTGCAACAGCAGACGCAGAAGTTATCATCTTCACAGAAGGAGTATCGAAGATTGTCGGAATTCTCGGCGGTTCACTAGCAGTAGCAGACAAGACGCTATCACTAGCCCACACTGCAACTGGACTAGATGCGAGCCCACCAGCAAAGACTGGTGGCGCTCTTCCCGCGCTAGAACTACACGCAGAAGCCGCTGGTGCAGGTACGGTCTCACTACTTGTTCTAAACTGAGGTGGGTAATTGCCCGCCTTGACTTACAACGGTAGATACTGGACCGCCAAAGCACCCGGCGGTCTAGGTGAGATGACTCGTGGGATGACCCTAGAGGTCACTAACGAGTGGTGTGACGAATATGCATCACGAGTGACTGACGAGTTCATTCTAACCGGATATGAGACACACGCAGACGAAGGAAACGATGGGATTCCCGACCCCTCTTGGAGAGTCGCTGACATCAAAGTCTGGCTCAGAGAGAACAACGTGACCATCGGAAACGGATACAAAACAAAGAGCGCACTACTCGCAATGGTAGAGGAACAGTTAAATCCAACACCAGTCGAGGCAGTGGCAGAACAACCAACAATGGAGTGATAAAATATGGCAATAGCAATAGACACTAGGACACACGTGATAGGCGACCTGATGATGGTAACCGGAACCTTTGGGGCAGAAAATGATAACGTAGAGATAGATTTGAGTTCACATCTATCGAAGATATTTCACTTCTCTGCACTAGAGACCAGCGGAACCGCACAGACACTAAAGAGTTCCATCGCGGCGAGCGGCACATCTGTTCACCTGACGGAAACAGGTAATACTGGTGGCGTCTGGATGGCTATAGGTCAGCGCTGATTGGGCGGTGACTTAGATGGCTGCGATGAATGTTCTCGGTCCCTACTCCCCTAAAGAGTTCAGTGCAACTGGTACTCTTGGGGCCAAGATGACAAGTGAGATAGAAGCACTTGCTGGTTATTCTGGTGCTAAGATAGTATCAGTGGAACCCGTTGTAGTTCTAGGTAACATCTATTTGGTTATCTATCAGAAGCCTTGAGGGTCTTGAATGGGTTTTGAAGTCAGAACACTAGAGATAGACGACATCTCCCGCGCTCAGAAGCAGAACGTCCGTGTGGACACGAAATACAACGACGGAGTCGTTCGTGATACGGAGCATCCGCTCAAGGGAGTAACCAAGTCTCAGAGGGCCAGAACATCAGAAGTAGGCGATATCCTTAACATTGGTGCAGGGACTCGGTGCAAACACTGTGGTATGCTGCACTTCCTTTGGAAAGCAGAATGCGGCAGTTGCGGAAAACCGATGGAATACAACATGGGACACAGAAACGAGGAGGCCAGACTATGAGACCATTTGAGCGAGCATGGATTCTAATCAAGGCTAGAAAGCCTATGTCGGAGAGACCCCATCAAGCGAGAGTTCTCGCTCCGGGTGCTGCTAAACACATGAAACTACAGAGTTGGGCTAACAGAAGCGCAGCAGAGCAAATGAGAGCAGCAGGAAAGCCAGCAAGCGGTCCAGAGTGGGAAGCGATGAGGAACGAGTTGATGAGGCAAGCAGTCATGAATCCAGAACAGTTCGGTCTAGGTTTCCTAGACACGGCGGATGACGGAATGCCTCACCTGTTCCCCGGACAGATGAGAGAAGCAGCAGTGCCAGAACCAGCCCCAGCACCAGCACCAAGAGTCAACGTGCCAGAACTGCCACCTGTTCCACCTTCAGTGACCCCTACTCCCAAGAAAGACGACAGCAAACAGATGTCATTAGATGAGTTTTGAAAGTTGAGTTGTATGAAATGCCCCAAGTATTCAGCCCCGGTGAGCCTGAAACTCGCCCACTAGACCCAACTGCGACTACATACACCACTGCTCAGAAGGTAGCAGACCTGCTTGAGATAGGACCGCAAGAAGCGGTGCTTATGTCAGCCAATGCAGAGGCCAATGCTGTGTTCGTCACAGGTTCCGATTTCAGGAACATAGGCTTCTCAGATACCGATAAAATCCTCATCTACAGCGATGCTGACCCTATGGGAAAGGAATGCACTATCACTGGCATCACATCTACGGCTGGTGGCGTCAAACTGACGTTCTCGGAAACGATAAACCCCGGTCTGTACGAGGTAGCGGACAACGGATACGTGCAGAACCAATCGTCATTCACAGATGGATTCGGCAAGAAGCATGGAGTGACCAAGAGCAAGGTCGATGCCATCATTCTAAGGATGCAGGACAAGATAGACAATCTAACTCACAATGCTTGGAGACCATACCTAGTCAGCGCTGAATACATCAATTTCGATACCTACAAGCCATATAGACGACGATACTACACGGATTACGTAGGTACTACTCCTCTGCTATTCAGAAACGTCCAGCAGATTCTGAGACTGGAACTGTGGCAAGGAGACGACTATCGTGAGATAGGTTCGGCAGAGGCTCGACTGATACTACCAGATAATGTTCGTGACCTCTCTGGGTCAATCGTTCTATCCCCCGGAAATGGTAGCGCTGCTACCCTCACGATGAATACTGGTACAGGACAATGGAGAGCGGACTTCGACAAGGCAACATCTGCTCAGAACCTCGCTGACCTCATCAACAAGGAGAACAGAGTCAATAAAACGGCAGTGGAGTTTTCCCCGGCATTCACATTGGAAGGAAGCACAGCGAACGTAGCGGTTCACAACGAGTTCCTAGCCACAGCCAATGCTGACTACGGCACAGGACAGGTCAAGATAACCAGCATGAGAGACACTGTCGGTGGTGAGAGTTGCACTCTCGTATGTACGGATAACAAGATAGACATCGGGCAGACATCTAGTTCCCAAGCGACTTTCAGCAGTCTCGATGGGACGACCATCAACGTGACATCCACACTCGGTACTAGCAGCGTAGTAGGATTCTCTAACCTCAGTGGTGGCACTGGGTACAGCGCTGCGAATAACGTGTCTGTATCTGGAGGAGGTGGTTCTGGCCTCACTGTGGATACAACAGTCAGTGCTGGTGTGATATCATCAATAGTCATCAACTCGCCCGGTGAGAATTATGTGGTTGGCGACACAATCACCATACCCGGTGGAAGCGGAACGGCTACCTTCACGGTGACGTCAGTATCGGATGGCTCTTGGGCCGATGCAGGTGTTGCATTAGCAGCCAATGGGAAGGTGTTCTCCTACACAGGAAAGACACCCACATCATTCACTGGATGCACGATAGTGGTTGGCTCTCATTTGAATGAAATCAGCGGTAAAATTACCCAACATCAATTCCAGATAGACCTGCAAGGCGGTAGTTCCAGTGGTGACAAGGGCAGACTCCGAGACTGGTGGCTAGACCACGAGATGGGTATCATCTACTTCAACAACTCATACCCCTTCTTCGAGTGGAACGCAGTGAAGGTGGCTTACATATACGGTGAAAGGTATCTGGAACAAGCGATAGAGGATGCCTGTACCAAGTTGGTAGCCATAGACCTACTGATGAGTGACGACAGAAGCGTACTGATACCAGAGGGTTCTCAGAACGTAGACCTAGCATCGAAGATACAACTCTACAACATGGACGTAGAGAAGACATTGGCTAGATACAAGGAAGTGGTAATCTTTGGCTGATTTGATAGTCCAGCAGTGGGTTGATTCGTTAGAGAAGATATACGAAGACCCCAAGTATCAAGCAGAAATAAGAAATGCAGTCATCAACAGTCCTGCTGATTACAGGCAGAAGGTAGAATCAGATGAGTTGATGGATGCTGACATGGAGATAAAGGACGGCGAATACCGCTTCAAGAACGGGCAGAAGGTTCCAGATGACAGAGTAAAGTTCGTAAAGGAGACCATAGACAAGAGGATGCTCACAGAGTCGCCTACTCTACAGGCACAGAATCTCAGGGTCAAGGGTGGTATGATAGTCCCCGATAGGAAATACCACATGAAGCAGAAGGCGAAGAAGGTGAACTGATGGTAGCGACATTCAAGGAAGGCATCGATGTAGTAATCGATTTGTTCAAGTCCGATTGGAATAGGGCTAACACCGACAACTACAAGCCTGTCATAATAGACATCGCTGACACAGGACCAGAGGTAGGTAAGCGCATAGACTTGAGGAAGAGCGATT